CCGTGGTGGTTGTCGGGCTCTGTGCCTTCATAGAGCCTGGCCCAGGAAAGGCGTTTGATGCCCTGCTCGAAGTCATTGATGGTAGCCTCTACGTAGGGAAGGCGGTCGGCCTTCTTCTGAGCGGCTGAGAGGGTGGCCATGAGACCGAAGACTTTGGCTGCGGCGGCCAGCAAGCCCAACCCGGCCAGAGCGGCTATGCCGGCTACAATGCGGATGCCCTGGGCGGACAGGGCGCCGGTCCCGGAGATTGTGGCTTTGGCAAGAAGGAAGATGCTGGCTGAAGTGGTCAAGGTGCCCTGGCCGGAGAGAGCTGCGGTCCCTGCCAGGATGCGTCTTCCCAGGGTGGCCAGCATGCCTTGGCCTGAGAAGGTGGCCTTAGCGGCCAATATGGCAGTGGCCGAGGCGGTTAGATTACCGGCGCCCGATAGAGAAGCGGCGCCGAGCTTGAACACCTGTCCGAGGGCGCCCAGTGAGCCGTTGCCCGTTAAGCATGCCTCAGCCAGATGGAGATATCCGCCAAGAGCGGTGAGAGCGCCTACGCCTGACAGGGTGGCGGAGCCAGCCAGGATGCGTCTGCCGCTGCCCGACAGGCTGCCAACGCCCAATAGAGTGGCTGAGCCGTAGTGGGTCTCTCCGGCCGTCCCGAAGTCAAACTCCCATAAATTAACCCAGGTCTCTACACTTGGTTTTATCCTAACTCGTGCAGCGGTAACAGTCGGACTTCCCGATACGTTTTTTTCGACCCATTCGCCGGAAGAAGCTGCCCCCTCATAGGCGTCATGCCAAGCACCACTATAATAGAGGTCAATGTCTATAGATGTGATAGAGCCTAAATTAGTGCTTGCCCAAAATCTAAGACTATCAATCTCGATAGCATCATGCGTTAGCTCAAGATAGAATGAATATACTCCTGCAGCAATTTTGTTAGGTGAGTTCTGCGCTCTAGTGCCAGTATCGCCGTCATAAACATTCGTCTCGAAAGACCACTTGCTATTAGGATCATTGTATCCAGTCGGTGAGACCCATCCCATTTGATTGCTCCTGCTAGTTTATGGCCTGGCTAATCGACGTTTACATCGAGGTCGCCGGCACTGATCTTGAAAGTGTCTCCATTATTGACCGTCTTGCTGGCGTCGAGCGGGGTGTGCATCAGCATATTCCCGCCGCTAAGGGCGTCCATCAGAGCAACATGGGTTACGGTCCCCCAGTCTGCCGTGGCGGTTGGGAAGGTGATATCGGCGCTGTTTTCTGAGGCTCCGCCCGAGGCTGCGCTCAGACTGACGGCCTGCCTGGCATAGGCGCCCCCGGATACCTCGGTGCCGCCTCCGGCGTCGGAGGTGGCGGTGGTGAACAGGGCCAGGTAGACAGTAGCGGGCGGGGTGTATGCCTGGTTGCGGAGCATGTGGTCAATGATCTTGTTTTCCAGGTAGTCTGAAAATTCTGCCATTGTTATCCTCCTTTGTTAGATTTTCTCCCGGGTGACTGATAGAGTTCTCATTTAGCTGGCTCCGTTCCCTCCGAATAGCTTCACATAGGCTTCGAGCCAGGCAACCTTAATCTCTGGGGCCCAGGCTTCGTTGAATGGTGGGAAGGCTGGCCTGGTGGTTGAGTTATCTGGTTCGCCGGCGGGGGATCCTGCTGGTGCTCCTTGGGGGTTGGTTGGGCTGAGCTTCGTCAATTTCCTTTTCATTAGGCCCCAGCGCCGTTTTACGTCGCCCCAGGTCGAGGTCGGTATTTGCCATTTAGCCAGGCAGCCCTTGAGGCCCAGGGCCTCCAGATCATGGAGTATTTCGGGTTTGTGCTGCTCGATGTAGGTGTGCCTCTCCCTGATGCGCCTCTGCCTGATGTTGGCTGTGTTGGATGTGCCCTTGGCTGTTTGGTCCATGCTCCCCTCCTTTATTACTAGTGGCGGTTTGCGGCCCTCCGGGTCGTACTCCCTTACCTGGCCGCAGAGCTGGCAGGTACCCAGGCAGCGGCCTTGTTTGTCGTAGTCGACGGTCTCATTATGGGTGTGAGCTGGTTTGGCTGGCATGGTGTTAGTCCTTGCCATGGTGTTTCTCCATCTCAGAAACTAGCTCCTGGGTTGTAGGATCCACCTCTTGTTGTCTTCGTCCCAGATCTCGGACCGGCCACAGGCGTTACACATTCGCCACTCTGGATCCGGCGGAACGCTGCCATGGAGCCACCAATGCCTGCCGAACGGGCAGCGAAACAGACGGTAGAAGAGCCTTTTCAGAACGTTGAAGATCTTGTACTGCATCTCTTTACTCCTCATCTGTAGCCGAATCGTTTTCGGCGGTACCAGGTCCTGATTCTATCGGCCAGGTATGCCAGGCCTAGCAATGGCGAGATAAATAGCCTTTTCATGCTTCCCTCCTTTTGTCCTGCTCCTCTATAAGATAACTTTGGCAAAGATGACGAGTAGGGCCACAATGAGTGCTAGGCAGACCAAGATAAGGACGTCAAGAATTACCTTCACTCTTCTTCTCCTTGATGTGGGTGACAGTCCGCTCGCCGAACCACCAGAGAATTACCGGGATGGCCAGGCTGATAAACCAGTCTGGCGGGTCGATTCCCTGGGTGACCAGCTGAGCGATGGTGGCGGCGAAAATGACGGTGACCGCGGGCCTGGCGGCGGCCCTGAACGTGTCGGCGATAGTGTTCATGTTAGATCCTTCCTTTCACTCAGGACTTCGGCTTCAACCCCCTTCTATTTTGACCGAGAAAGGGCCTCTGGATTCTTTTGTGACATATGACACGGATGAGCCGGTCAAGTGAGCACCCCCAGGGTATCTGGCACCGATTTGCCCGCTTTCTGGTAATGGGCTGCCAGATGTTTGGCGGCCTTAAGGATCTGCTCCCCGGTGGCCTGGACCCTCTCGCCCCGGTGACCGCCTCTGGACAGGGCGGCCACGGCCGCCGGCATGCGGTCCCAGTCGACCGTCTTCTCGATATCGAGCCGGCCGTGGAGGGCCCGGAAGATAGACTTGGTATGATGGGGCAGCTTCCAGGTCTCAGTATCGTTGGGGTCTCCGACGATGGCGAAGGCCTCCTTGGGCAGTCCCTCCTTGGTGATCTCCTTCTCCACTGCTTGTTTTACTTTTGTGTTAGCCATGTTTTCCTCCTCTGTTGGTTCTCCCTGGTAGGGAGCGTACCAGTTTGTGTTATGCTCGCACTCCCATTCTTCACATTCATAGCAGGCATCGCCTATGGGATTGCAGACGCCGGCCCAGTAGTCCAGTTCTTCGTCGCTATACGGACAGCTCAATTCGTTCCTCCTTATACATACATACACATCATACTGTAAATACGGCGATGACCACGGCGTCCCCGGGATTGCCTCCGGGGATAGCCACGATGACGTGCCTGCCGGCGGTCATCTCGGCCGATGGGATATTCCTGGCGACGTTGATGCCGTCGAAGTAGGTGGTCAATGAGCCGACGAGCTGGACTCCAGCGCGGTAGTCCTCGCTGTCGAAGGCCTTGAGGACGGCGACTTCAATCATCGGTATACAACTCCTTGGTGACGACCCTGCTATCGAGGGCGATGGACCTGAGCTTCCGCTCATAGCGGGCAAGCCTGGCCTGGCCCCACTTCAGGAAGTTGATGGTGGCGTGGCGGCCAGCGATGGTGGCCCGGTCCACGGTATAGGCCGATGCCGATGTGGCCAGATATCCGGTAGCTCCGAGGACAATGATCTCGTCGAACTGCACGGGGACGGTGGACGATTCGGCGGTGATGGTATGGAGCTTGCCCCAGGTGACCCTGGCGTCTTCTCCGTTGCCGTCATGCTGCATGTGGATGGTTGACTGCCAGACGGAGAAGTGCTGGAAGTAGGGCGGCTTGGAGCCGATAGGGAACTCCACGGAGTAGACCTTAAGCAGGATGGTCAGGCTGGAGATATCTATCTCGTTTGAGTCCTCGGTGGTGGCGATGTCGTCCTGCTGCTGGAGTGGATGGTGGAAGGAAAGCTCGGTGACTGCCCGCTCGATGGCGCCGTCCACCTCATCATCGGTCCAGCGGTAGTTGGCCTCGTCGGTATCCTGGAGGTCCTGTCGGACTCTAGCTCTCATCTCTGTTAGATTCATGTTTCACCCTCACCCTAACCCTCTCCCGTCAAGGGAGAGGGGATCAGGTTGATTCTTCTCCCGTTGTTCACCCGTTGTTTTCCCACTGTTTCTCCACTCCTCCTTATAAGGTGGCCCTCCTCACAGCTCCCCTCATCTGGCGAGGGACGGGAGAGGGAGGGTCGGTGCTCCCTCTCCCCTATGGCGAAGGAGGCGATAAATGGTCCTACCAGCCTCCCTGGTAGGCAATTTAGCTTCTGACCCCGGTGACCATAGCCGCCTTGACGGCGGAGAAGAGGGCCAGGGAGACGTACCACTTGACCCTGGTCCTGGTAGCGTCCTTGGTCTCCAGTGAGCCGATGCGTTCCGCCTGGAGCCCTTCAGGGCTGGTGAGTCCGCACAGTGCGCCCTCGCCCATCTGGAAGGCGTAGATGGTGGAGCAATCGGCGTTGGCGCCGCGTACCCGGTCGTCCTTAACCCAGTCGGATATGGCGATGGGGATGCCGTTATACATCTGGATCTGCTCCCCGAACCGGCCGGGTATGGTCTCCAGGATAGCTCCTGATGTCCTGATCAAGGCCTGGACTTTCCTCCGGCTTCTGCGGCTCATCAGGAACATATCGGGCTTGCCTCCCTTGACGATGTCAATGAGCTCATCGAGCTTGGACAGCGCCAGGGCGGCGCCGTCGACTCCGGAGCCGAGGTGGCTGCCGAACCGGCAGGTCCAGGTGACCTGGTCATCAACGACCGTTCCGCCCTCGGTGAGCGGCCAGGTGGGCTCGGTGGTAGCGTGGGTCTTCTTATCGCCTGCGGCTGCGGTGCACTCGTACCTGAAGCCGTTCTCCAGTCCTGCGGTGGGGACGACGATGTCGCCCACCTCCATGGCGGTGTCGGCTACCCAGGCGACGCCCATGAGCAGCTTATACAGGCCGTCGAACTGGTCGGCGTCCACACCGCTGTCTCCCTGGAGGAAGACCTTCTCGAACTCGTGCCTGACCGCCTTGGCCTTGGCCTCGATGACGGCGGTCTCCAGGTCCTGGATATTGGACCTGGTGGCCTTAAGGAAGTTGTCCACGTCGGCGTCTCCGCCCATGACCTTCAGGGTAGCGGTGAGCTGGGTGAAGTCGGGAGCGGACTCCTGCCAGTCCTCGCCGACATGGTACCAGCCGACTCCGGGCAGGCCGTGCTCCTGGTTGTAGGTGAGCCCGTTGCCGACGATCTGAATGAACGGCATTTGCTGCAGGACGGGGCTATCCTTGATGATGGTCTCGATGACGCCCTGGAGCAGGATATCGTTGGAGAGCTTACTTGCTTCGTCTAAAGTTAGTGCCATATTTTGTTCGTCCTCCTTGCACGAGGCTAAAGCCTCGCACTACGTTTATTTTTGCTGAATTGCGTAGGCGATCTTCTCCTTGGGGCTCATGCCCTCAGTGGGAGCGGCGCCCCTGGTTGGGGCTCCGGGCGGGACCCTGGCTGCCGACGCCTCGGCCTCCATGGCCTTCTTGACCGCGTCAACGATGGCCCTGCCTTTGTCGACGGATTCATCTATCTCAGCGATGGACCCTCCGCCGATGATGCCCTCGGGGATAGCGGGATTGAGGGCTTTAGCCATGTTGACGTACTTGGCCACAGCCTGGTCCCTAGCTTCCCTGGCCTGGGCCAGCTCGGCTGCAGACGCTTCGAGTTCCTTCCCCTTCGCTTCGCTCAGGGTCTGGACTTCGGTCTTCGCTTCGCTTACAGCCGTTTCCAGCTCAGTTATCCTGGAGTCCTTTCCGGCCATGGCTTCCGCAAGGGCTGCTTTGGCGGTCTTCTCCTCCTCGAGCTGGGCCTTGATGGCCTCGAGCTGCTCGGTGTCGTTTTGGTTCTCGTTTGCCATAAGTTGTTCTCCTTTGAGCTATTATTCAGGCACTTCCATCTCAGCGGCTACCGCTCTCTCTCTCGCTCCGCCGCGTGTCGACTGTGCCCTAAACTCCTGGTTCATTAAGAGTATCTTCTCTCTCTCCTCAAGCCACCTGGCGAACTCCTCATCGGGATCCATTATTCCCATCTCGTCCATGGCCGTCCTTCTGGAATGAACGCCGGCCTGGACCAGCAGTTGCTCGTTCTGTGCCTGTCGGGATACGTCCTCGGGCAATATCGGTCCCCAGACTACCCGGTGGCTGATGCCGTCGAAGCTCTGTCCCAGGTACCTCCCGGCCAGGCTGAGGATCATCCGGTTCCTCTGGTGGTAGGCGTTGGTCCTGATGGTCCGCTTCCTGGTCACCTTCTGGATCAGGCTGCCCAGCTCGATATTCAGCGCTGCACCCGACAGCTCCTTCTCGATGCCGCCGTAGGCCGCCCGGGGCGTCTCGGAGATGTCATGGAGGGTGCGATAGATTAAATCGATGAAGTCTATATGCAGCCTGATGCCTCCGCCCTGGAGCAAGTCTAAAAGATAGGCTTTGGCGTCCTCGGGTATGGCCCAGACGGCGCCCGGCTGGACCTTGATATCCTCGGCCGAGCCGACGTTCTCGAGCACGGCGATGGGATTTCCCGACAGCTCCAGGATCCGGGACAACTGGGATAGGGCGCGGTTCAGCTCCCGCTGCGGCTGGACCAGGTGAGGGATATCGGAAGTGCCCCAGAACTTCTTGGGCTCTCTCAGGTTGGGGAAGATGACGAAGGGTATGAAGCCGTAGGGGTTTGGTTTGGAGTCGATGACCTCGTTGTCCAGGTAGAGGTCGAAACTGTTATCGGTCCACAGCTCGGTGATGCTGGCCTGCTTCTTGCCGATGGCCCGGTTGTAGAGGAGGTTCACCTCGTCCTGGGTGAGCTTATACTGGGAGGCCACCCGCCACACCCTGGCCAGGTCGTCTCCCAGCCACCAGGCAAACAGGCCGGAGACATCCGGGGAGGTTATCCGGATGCGCTTCTGTTCCGGGTCCCAGATGACCTTGTAGCAGCCGTCGCCCAGGACTGCAGCGTCGATCTCGGTCTCCCAGTCGAGCTGCCGGAGGTTGTTGTCCTCATATACCTGGCGGAGGAGCTGCTCGGCCCTGGCGGCTGTGGCCTTCGATTCGTCGCCCTCTTTACCGGGATAGGCGGCGAAGTTAAGTCCCTGCATCAAATAGCTGGTGGCCTTATCTATGGAGGTCTTGGCGTAGTTGAACACGAGCTGGCGGTGGCGTGACTGGCTGGTCCACTGGCTGCCATTGTAGAAATCCAGGTTCTGGCGATAGGCGGAGATCCTGGCGGTGTCCTGGCGGGCTAGCTGTGACGGGTTGAATTCAGTCATCTCTCATGCCTCCTTTTGCTGCTCTGGGGCTGAAGTCTTTAGCTGCCTCGACAGCCAGGGCCAGGCTGGTCAAGAAATCGTCGTGGCCTTCCTGCGGGTCGACGTAGAAGTTCATTGTCTGGTTGGGCCGGTACTGAGCCCTGGCTCTCTCTAGCTGAAACATGAGCTGTTTATACTCCTTGGAGCCGTCCTGCTTGTAGAGTTTCAGCCTGCCACTGTTGACGAGTGACAGTAGCTCGAACCCCATGTCTGACTTGCTCCTTTGTGTAAAGGTAAACGGAACCACTCGGGACCCGAGCTGCGCTCTGAGGAAGCTGGCTACTGGCTGGCCGATGCCGGTTGCGTCTACCAGGACTTTCTGGCAGCCCCATTTCTTCAGGATATCCACAAGCTGCGGATAGAGCTGGCTGTGTGGAATGCCGGTCCACTGATAATGCTCAACGACGGTTAGGGCTGGCTGTACCAGGTTGTGGGATGATCGTTGCGCGGTGTCGACTTCTGCGATGGTGATCACGGTTGAGTCCTGTCTCTTCACCGTGGTGAGGATCTGCCGATCCTCCTGCTCCCGCTCCCCGGCCAGGTCGATGCCGGCGATGTAGGCGCTGCCGTCCTGGGGTGCTGCGATCCTGGGATGCGTGCTGATCATCATTACTATCTGCTGCCGTGACAGGAAGCCTCCACCGCCGGCGATGGCAAGCAGGGCGTACTGGGTGCGAAATAGCGGGTGGCTCTCGCCTAGCCTCTCCCTCTCGGCCTTCACGAATTTGAGGTACTCGTGGTTGTATTTGCCGACTTCCTGCCAATCGTATCTAAAGTGGCGCTTAACGCCATCCTTCTTCTCCAGTTCAAGGTTGGTGTGCTTTACCTCTTCGAGCAAGGTTGAATCGTCCCAGGTTGTGCCGTAATGAACGGTAGTAACGTTGGTAGAGGACCCCATGGGGCGGAACTCCTTGGTGTATTTGTCCTTGCTGACGTCCTGGGACTCGTCGATCTCTAGGAGGATATCGGCGGTGTGGCCTACGACGGAGGATGACTCCTCGGCTGACAGGAACATCGCCCGGGCTGCGCCGAGGCTGATAATGTAGCCCATGACGGTGCGGTAGATGTCGTCGAAACCAAACTCATCGAGCCTTTCCCTTAGCCTCTGCATGGATATGACTGTCTGTGGCTTGAAGGTTGGTGAGCACTTGACCAGGCTGCCGCCGCGGGCCATGTATAGCGTCAGCAGGAGGACCTCGAGGTGGGCTGATAGCTCGTTCTTGCCTCCCTGGCGGGCGATCTCCACGGAAAGGGTCAGGCCCTTGCCGTTCTGGACGCTGTCCATGACGGCCCTGGCTACCTCTTTCTGATATGGTCTGAGTTTCATTTCATCTTCATGCCGACGCCTATGCCGACGCCGACTCCGAGGGGTGCTGCCACCTCGGTTAGAACCTTGGCGATGGCCTCTTTAAGGGATCTCTTCTGCTCCCTGCTGATCTGGTATCTGGTTCTCACCAAGCGGGCGATCGTGTTGGCCGCCTCGAGTTGCAGGTCTATCCTGTCGGGCTCGTTCTCGACTAGTTCCCTGAGCTTGATCCGTAGCAGGGCGATCTCCTGGTCGATGCCCTCAATGTAGCCGGCTTCCTCGAGCTCCAGCTTCTCCGCCTCGGTTAGGGCCCGGCTGTAGAAGCCGTGCTTACGAGCGTTTTGGTTGCCTTTTGGAGCTCCTCTTTTTGCCATTGTCCTCTGCTTTT